GCTTTAACTGCTTCGATCTGTGCAAGGATTGCATCTTTTGTAGATTCAGAAATAGCTGTCTCTAATTTCATGTCTGTTGGAAGTGACTGATCCATAGACATAAATGCTGTATATAAAGCACCATATCTGTAATCTTCGATAGAACGATACATTCTTTCTACCATTGTTGCGAAGTCAATCTTACCTAACTGGAATGCTTCATAGTCAGCATACACACGAATTACATACCATGATGTTTCAACTCTAAATGCTTTACCTGGCTTAATTGCCTGTCTGATAACGTCATGATGGTTTCCTGCAAACTTAGAAACCTGAAGTAATGAATGGTCTTGTACGTAGAATTCATTTACATCACCATTAGCAATATTTATTTCTTCAACCCATTCCATGAACTTAGCATTAGCTTCTGTCCAGCCAGAATTCATCTTATCAACAATTACATCTTCAATAAGAGAAGCTAATTCCTTTCCATGATCTCTCCAAGCCTGTCTACGTTTCATTGGTGTAGCATTCTTGAAGTCAATATTTAAAATCTTATCAAACTGATTTCTGATAATTGTATCAGTTTCTTCCTTTGAATAATTTGTATATACTCTATTTGATGCATCTAATAATACACCATTGAACTGTAACATATTATCATAATTGTTTTCGAACTGTGCTACAGTATTCGCTGAAAAACATGTAATATCTCTCATCTTATTGTTCCTCCTTCACTTTTAATTAAATCTGCTTATTCTGAATTACTTCAATACGAACCATTTTGTAGAATTCGTTTGCAGCAATACTATGAATTTTACCTACGAAACCATTTGTTGCAGATGGATCTGCGTCTGTTGCAACCCATGCACCATCACCATCAACTGTAACAAAAGCACCAACTTTTACAGTGTCAGCAGCAGATTTAAACTGATATGCAGCAACTGCAAAAATATCTTCTTCAACAAGTTCGTATGCCTTTGCTACTTCGCCTGCCTGATGATAGAAGTTATATTCTGCTTCCTGTGTCTTAGTAAATGCAGCTTTAATAATAGCAGGAGAACCAGTTACAGCGATCTTGTCGCCAGCAGCTGCTATAGTTGCCCATCTTGTCTGAAGACCATCACCTGTATAGTCACCTACTTTAATGCCTACACCATTATCTACTTCCATTTCCTTATCTGCATCGTCTCTTACAATAGCATCATATAAATGTCCAACAACTGTCGCTTTTAATCTTGAGCTTTCAAACATACCATGCTTGTCGGCTTCTACTAAATCTAAATTTGTAAAAATTGCCATTATTTTTTCCTCCTTAAAATTCTTTTTTTAATTATTTTTATAGCAATATAAAAAGAGCATTATATAATGCCCTTCCTCTTTTATAAAATAATTTAGTTTTTATTTTTTAATCATAACTAAATTTATATATTTAATTGTCAATGTTCAAATATTTAAAGTATAAATTACTTTATTTCTTATCTTTACCAAGTAATCCGTCTAAGAATGAACTCTTAGTTTCTGTGACTCTACCAAATGCAAATATTGTTGCTTTTGGCTTTTCTTCTGTTGGTACTTCTAAAGCAAAAGTTTTATTTTTCTTTACAAGCTTAGAGAAAACAATATTTGCCTTATCCTCAAGCTCTTCTTTAGAATACTTATCAACAGTTTTCATAAGTTCTTTAAACTCTGGAGTTTCTAAGAACTGTGCATAATTTTCATCATCAAATACAGTCATCTTATCTGCTATTTCTTCTGCAGCTTTATATGTACTTAATTCTGCTTGAATAGAAGAGTAGTTAGCTCTCATAGACTCTAATTCAGCCTTTTCTGTTGTAGTTAAGAATTCAACGAATAACTCATAGCGTTCTCCGTCAAATGCTACTGTGTCATTTTCAATAACATACTTCTGTCCATAATACTTATTCATGCTATACCAATCACACATAATGAAATATGTGTCAAACACTTCAATAATACCATAACACGTATTATCAAGATCTTCATATGTACGAACTAAAGCATACAAGCCTGTACGAATGTCATCGTGACTTAACTGGAATGACTTTTCAATTAACTCAAACTTAACTTCATTTGTTTCTTCAGTTTCAATAACTTCTTCTGTTTCTGTAACTTCTTCTGTTTCGTTTACTTCAACAGTTTCAATTGTTTCTTCTTCAGACGCTGTTTCAACCACTTCAGGAGTTTCATCTTCAGCTGGATTTTCAGATTCTTCAGCTTCAACTTCTGTTACCTCTTCAGTGGATTCTGTTTCTGTTACTTCAACTGTTCCTTCAGATGCTTCCTCATTAAGTACAACCTCAGATACTTCTTCGTTTTCAACTGATGTTTCTTCTGTTTCTGTAACTTCTTCATTAACTAAAATATCTTTTTCTTCCACTTCGACTACATCCTCCTTTCCGTAAATTTTATTAGATTCATTTGAATCTTCTATATTGAAGCGAGAGAGTAGCGTGTTAATACTTTCTTGCATTTCAATTAATTTTTCCTTCATTTCTTCTGTTTCTGATAAATTTGAAAATACTGAATTATTTTCTTCACTAAAATCTTTTAATGATAACTTAGAACCTGCCATACCTGGTTGAACATGTGCTCCAAGTAAAGTACATCCTTGAACATAGAAATTGTTAATATGCAGCTCTTTGGTTTTGCAATCATATGCCATATCTCTGATACATAACTCTACTGAACAATCAGTTGTTTCTCTGCGTCTTAAGATATCACAAGTGTCAGTATATTCTTCATAAATAACTGCATCTGCACAAACAAAATGGCGTTGATACTCGTCTGACCATTCTAAATGAAAATCTTCTGGATTTACAAAGTGACCAACAGGTTTCTCAATATAAATAATCTTTTCTCCGTCTTCTGATAATGTCATTGTATGACCATTAAAATCTTTGACCGTATTACCATCTTTATCTTCAACTTCGATTATGTCTGCCATGATTGGTCTATCTTTCATAGATGGAAGATATTGCTCTAAAATTTCTGTATCAATATAAGATTTATTACGATTACCTAAATCGTGAAATGCTCTTACTTTTGCGTAAAGTAACCCCTCAGAATTTTCATCTTTACTTACTTCAAATTTACCATTAACTTGAACCGAAATGTTATAACCTGATTTATCAGCACTAAAAGTCATCGACTTTTTCTTTGTACTATAAAAATTATATAAATCATCTAAAGTTAAAATTTTATTTGTCAAATTCATTTCTTCTGTATTTCCTCCTTTCTTTAATTCTATTTTTATATTAAAAAATCCTCTTATGAAAAAGGATTAAATACATAACTTGTTTGAATAAACAATTTTATTATTATCTATATCACTTGCAAAAATAAGTTTTCCATTATTAATAAATGTGCATATTGCATCGGTTTCATTTACACAAACAAAACCATTCTGTTTTAATCTCTCCGCTATTACTTTATCTGAAACTAATATGAATGGAAGAGTAGTAGTTGTATTTTCTTTACTCATAATTTGTTTCACCTTCTTTTATTCAACTTTACTCGTTGTATTTCCATTTTTATCACCGTCACGAGTTTTAATTGTTTCTTCAGATGTTATTTCACCCTCACTCTTAGTTGGTGCTCCACCAGTAGAAGTAGAAGATTGTGTATAACTTGAGGCTAATGGAACTAACCATTGATTAATATTTAAAGCTAATGCATTAAATCTAATATCATTTAAAACTTCATAAGGTGTTTTACTTGTCGCACATACAAAGTAATCTAATGCACTTCCACCAAGAGTAGCCATTGTTTGCATATTTGATATATAAGAATCTCTATTATACCAACTGATTTGATGATACTTAAATTTATATCCTTCAGAAATATTCATCTTAATATAAAAATTAAACCATGATTCTAATCTTGAAACATATGTCCATACATTACTTTGATCATTCTCAATTGCATGTGACAAACCAATACTATTTGTACTTGCTCCACCTGCAACAACTAACTGTGAAATACCAGCATTGTTAAATAAGTTATTCATAGACTGAGCAAGTTTATCTGTATCTTCAGTTGAATTAGACTTATCAAATTTGACTGTGTCAATCTCCATCGGAGAATATGCAACGCCTACCAATTCAGGAACAACTTGTTCTAACATTGCATTAAATTGCTGGGCGAGTTCTAAACTAATTGAAAAATCATCGACATCATCGGAACTTTGTATCATTGGAATCTTACTTACTAATAAAATATAAATCACCAATTCGGTTTTTGACATCAATATTTGTTCTAAATCAATAAGATCTAATAAAGATACAAATAAAGGTAAGAAATATGGAAGTGGTGCTTCAAATTCATCATCTGTACCTGCAATTAAACATAACGTTTTTTCAGGTTCTAATCTGAACCACTGAAATTCTCGCCCTTGGTTTTTATATGCTTGATAACCTTGAACAAACACATCTGCCCATACACCTACGCCATCTCCATTAACACCTTGTACAAAATCCTTATTATTACCAGAGTCGAAGTATGCTGCATCAAAATATACAATCCATTCACCTTCTGCAGTTTTACCATAAATTCTACAGTAAGAAGGATCGAGAGGCATTATAAACATACCTTGATCTTCGTTGTCATATACATAACCACAATATATACCATCTCTTAATGTGGTCGCAATTACGCTATATAACTCTTTCTGCATATTAAAAGTATTTAATCTTCTTAATACTTCTTCATATCCTTTTAATGCCTTATTAGCTGTAATACTTTTTGATAAATCATTATATTGTGTTACGGAATATAAAAAGAGAGGCATTGTGGCATAATAATATATCATTTTTTTATATATCATAGAGTTACGAACTAAAAATCTTGACACTTCTCTAATTGTATTTACATTACTAGTTGGATTAAGCAAATATGTTTTTATCAATTCTTTTGTGTATTTCGTATAACTCTTATTACTAGTACTAGTTACATTTCTCTGCAATATCTCTTGTATCTGTGCAAAATTCACTTTCTGTGCTCGTTCTCTTTTAGTATAAAATCCATTATCATCTGCCGATTTTGTTATAATTTTTGTTTCTGTAGCCACTTTGCTTGTTGCCTCCTTTCTTTGATTCTAATATTAATTTTTGTTTTTATTTTTTTATTTTAATTTTCCCTTGACAACTTACATTATTTGTGATATATGTTATATAGAGAAAATGTATTTTTATTTAGTTT